TTTCTGTTCCTGTAGTGTTTGCATTCAGAGCAAAATAACCAACTGCTGTGTTGTTAGATGCTGTTGTATTATCACCAAGAGCAACATGCCCTATTGCTGTATTATTTGCTCCTGTAGTATTTGTAGTGAGTGCTTGTTGACCCATAGCAACATTTGAAGCACCAGTTGTATTGGCACTTAAAGCATGATGACCAACAGCATTATTTCCATCTGCTGTAGTATTAGCGTCTAATGCACTTGCACCTACTGCAACATTTGAAGTACCTGTGGTGTTTACTCCTAACGCATTTGAACCAATTGCAATATTGTCACTGGCTGTAGTTGCCGCATCTAATGATCTATAACCAAGTGCAACATTGTTATCGCCTGTAGTAAGCGCACCAGCGGCTGAATGCCCCATTGCGATATTATTTCCCCCTGTAGTTAAGGCATCTGCTGCTCCAGCACCTACCGCAACATTATTTGCTCCATCAGTTAATGCAGCCAATGCGTTCATTCCTACACCAACATTTTCACTCCCTGTCGTTGCCGTAGATATAGCCCCATAACCAACAGCAGTATTTTGTGCCCCTGTAGTAAGCGCGACTCCAGCACTTGAACCAACCGCAGTATTATATGACGCTGTTGTATTCGCTCCCAGTGCATTGTCTCCAATTGCTGTATTGTCTGAGCCTGTTGTTACAGCATCATGGGCTGCTTCACCTATCGCTACGTTATCCGTTCCTGTTGTTAGACCTACTCCTAACGCACCACTTCCTAATCCTACGTTACCTGTTCCACCTGTCATGTCTAAAACGTCAGTAACGGCTGCTCCGCTTCCTGCTCCGTCACAAACAATCATCTTTATTCCGCCATTAGGAATAACTACGTTTGAGCCTGTTCCTTGTGAAATAGTTACTGTATCACCAGCACTGTTCTGAATTACCCAACATTTATTAACTGTGTTGGGGGCTAAAGTTACAGTACAAGCTTGTGATAAAGAACCTGTAAGAGTAAGTGCCATTGCTCTGGCAGCATCACTAGTTCCATCTTGCATCGTAATAGTTCCAGTAGAAGCGTCACTTAACGCTTCAGAACCACTACCAAAAGCTTCTGCTATTAATTCTAAATTTGTGTTTGTTGTCGTACCCCAAGTTCCTGACCCGTCACCTGTAGCCATTTCGTTGAGTCTTAGATCATTTACATATGTACTTGCCATTTTTTATTCTCCGTGCTGTTTGATTATATTACTATTTTGCATAATAGTTAAGCAACTTCTTCCCATTCTGGTGTTTGAGAATCTGAAACTGCTGTCCAATTAGGTGTTTGGCTGTCAGTAATTCCTGTCCATTCAGGGGTTTGACCAGGAATAATTATGCCCCAAACTAGAAGTTGACTCACATGTCCTGTTCCATAAAGCCCTGTAACTGCAATAGTTACACGGGTTGAGGCTGTTATTGTACCTAGTGCACTGGTTCCTGCTAATCCCGTTAACGAGATAATATTTTCAGTGTATATCGTTATACTACCTAACGCTGATGTTCCAGCCAATCCCGTAGGATAAACATTAGCGTCTGCCGTAACTGTTTCATCACCTTGCGATATTGTAGAAGCAGTACCACTAACGCTAGTTAAGGCTACTCCGTTAGCTACAACTGTGCCAAGTGCACCTGTTGCCGCTACTCCTGTTTCACTTACATTAGCATCACCGCTTACTGTTTCTGTGCCTAAAGCTGTTGTCCCAGCTAATCCTGTGACAGATATATTAGCGATTCCTGTAGCAGTGAGGGAGCCTATTCCGCCTGTGCCGTAAACACCTGTTTCTGTGACATTAGCTGCACCTGTTGCAGTAAGTGAACTAACTGCTCCTGTCCCTACAACTCCTGTTTCACTTACATTGGCTGCACCAGTAGCAGTGACACTACCTATTGAACCTGTGCAATAGACACCTGTTTCTGTGACGTTTGCGTCACAGCTAACCGTTTCTGTACCTAACGCAGAAGTGCCTGCAAGCCCTGTAAGGGTTACAGTTACATTAACTACTGCGGGCTCGCCCCAAGGACCAGACCCCCAAGTAGATCGCCCCCAACCAGCCACTAAGTTACGCTATTCTTATTACAGCGTTACTTGCATCAGCAGTTGGGAAAGATATTGTAAAGCTTCCAGCTGTGGAAGTTTTATCTCCACCAAAATCAAAGACCGCCACCGCAGGATCCCCTGTAGCTGTGTCGTTGAAAATCATGCACCCTCTAGCCGTAATCGTACAAGTACCAAAAGTTAAATCAGCAAAGTCTGTGAACGCAGTAGTTCCAGAAGTAGTAGGTTCTACTTTAGTTAAAGTGCCTCCTTTTGCCGTGTAATTGGTGCCTGTTGCTTCTTGGCTAGTGCTGTACGCTGTAGTGGACGCACTCATAGTAGCTGAGCTAGTATATAAAGCCAACTTAAAAGTGTTTCCTCCTGTTGAGAAATTGTGCTTGGCTTGTAAGAGTTGTCCCTTAAAGCTAGTACACATCGCTTGTGTAATTGCCATTATAGTCTCCTTATAATATTTGCTAGGTCTTTTTGACCTTGTTTTTCTAATTGATTGCATATTGTACACATGTGGTTTTTTATTGCCTCATCCATGTAGTATGCAACTACCTTTTTGCATGCTTCTCTAAAAGCATGAGCTTGTGCCCTAATGGGTGCAGGGGCTTCGTCACTAATGGAAACTAATCTTTTAGTAGCCATTTCCGCAACTTCTTCTACAGTGTGCCCTCTGTAATCTGTCGTAGTAACTCCTAAGCTACCGACTTCTGTATCAGAATTAATTGAAAACATTAGTATTTCTTAGGCTCCACAATTCCTTCTTGTATTTGCCCGTCTTTTCTTCCAGAAATTCCTATTGGAATAGCTTGTTGTTTTTCCACTTTAGACCATCTTGTTATTTTTAATTCATCTTCTTCCGTTCGATAACTAACAAAAGGATCATTAAGTCTATGATACCCATACATTTTTTCCTGGATAGGTATGTTAGCGTCTAATAATCCCGAAGTTAATGCTGTTTGGACAATAATACCTGCATCTATACATTTTGCCAACCAAAACTCACAACAACCCCGTCCTTGTTCTGCAAAGTGGAAATTACCTTTATAAGTAAAATCGGCTCCAAACATATTAACACCACCTACTTTATTCCATAAAGCAAAAGCAATTGCATAAGAAATAGTATTATTAAAATAACCACAATCTAAATCAATAACTACTTCTTCAATAGGGTACTCAACTAAAGCAGGAACTCGTTGGTCTAATTCACACGTATAAATTGGGTACTCAACCGTAGGAAGTGTTTCTTGCATCATAACCGTCATATTGCCTGCGTCCTCTGTATCAAAAAAGCGACTAACTGGGTCCATAATAAAAGCTCGATCTATTCTTTTTAAAACACCAATCATGGCGTTAATTGCCCAAACTTCATCAAACTTTTTGCTATGGGTTACCATTTTATGATAGTCTAATTGACTATTACCCATAGCGATAATAGCTATGTTTTTACCTTCTAGTTCTGGGATTGGTTCTTTTAACATTTAATAAATGTCTCCATACCTATATTCATCCTTACTGCCTAATACTTCTACTCTGTTCTTTAAACTAGATAAACCACTAGCAAAACGACCTTCAAACATTTGAGTTTCATTGGGGTCTAATTTTAAAAATATTGCAGCTTCTGCTAAAGATCCATAAAATAATGTATCTCCAGCATTAGTTCCGAGCCAGCTTGTTCCGTCTGAAGATGCTGTTATTGATTCAGGGTTATAGACATAGTGTAATTCAAAAGTAAAGTTAGAACTTGGGGCTGGAGCCAGTATGAACGTATTGTCATCAAAAAGTGCGTAATAAAGGGGATCACCTGTTGTTGCGGTTGCTGGGGTGTAGTCTCTTATAAAAGAAACATCTTTTAGTAATAAGTAATTATAATTGCTGTCACTGTCTATTAATGCTAAACTGAGTGGAGTTAAAAAATCTGTAGGCATTGTTAAATAAGTGTTCCCACTTGACCCTGTGCCTGTTACGTTTTTACGAAAAACAGGTATTTGTACATTTTGTAAAATTCTTTGTTCAGCTTCCTGTATAAAAATA